GAACGACTGGATCGTGGAGTCGCGATACACGGTGTAGTCGACGTTCGCGCCGTTGAGCACGGCGTTGAAGGACAGCAGGTGTAGCCGGCCGTCACCCTGCGCGCCGGAGGCGACCTGGTTCCAGGTGATGCCGAACGAGCTCGTGCCGATAGCGAGGATGAAGTCCGTTGCCTGGTCGGTGGCCGCGCCGTAGGCGAGCTCTACGTGGACCTCCTGGTTGGTGAGGCCGAGCCCGGACAGCGGGAAGATCAGCGTGGAGCTCGACGTCATGAGGTCCACGAGGCTGGCCGAGCCGCCCACGATCGACGTATTGCCGAACTCCGCGGTGCCCTGTACCCGCGGCGTGGCCGAGCCCGGTCGGGCCGCGGACGGGAGCACCGTGCCGGACGGGTCCTCCAGCGGCCAGTACGCCAAGAGGTTGGGCGCGCGCTCGATCGAGCGACGCAGGGCCGAGCGCACGGCCTTGCTGGCGTTGACGCGCCGCGACGGTCCCGTGATCTCGACGTCCGTCCACGCCGGTCCCTTGATCTCCCGGTCCGGCGACCAGGACGACACGGAGCCATCGGCCAGGACCTCCGGCCCAACCGACACGGTGGCCGGCGTGTTGGTGCCGATCTGGCCGAACAGGCTGGAGCGCGCGTCGCCGGGGTTGTACACGCCGGTCCGGTTGTCCAGTTGCGCGCTGCACACGGACTGCCCGAGCGCGTCTCCCTCGTCGGACAGACCCCACTTCGCTGTGGCCGGAGAGCGCTCGGAGAACACCGGCGCTTGGTTGTCCGCATCGCTGTAGGCGAGCGTGAGCGTCAGGTCCTGGCTAGGCATCGACGATCCTGATGTTGATGACACCAGGGCCAGACAGGCGAACAGCGCGAGCGATCGCCGCCACAATGAAGTCGTCAAGTTGGCTCCCCCCAGACTTGATAACGAGCTCCGCGGGCCGGTTGCCTCCCGCGGGTGTGATGTGCTCGCCGGCCTGGAGGATGGCGAGCATTTCCGATCCCGGCGCGCCGGGTACGGTGCCACCGCCGTGGAACTTCGGCAGTTGCGGAACCTGGATCGTGTTGCCTCCGATGATCGGCACCCAACCGGGCACGGTCCACCGGAGTGATCCGATCGTATTGTTCCAGGCGTCTGCAATGAAGTTGAACGCCGCGCGCCACGGGGCAGTGATGAACTTCGCCACTTTGACGAACACCGCGCCGATTTTCGCGGGCAATTCCCTTAGCCAGTCCCAGAAACCAACCGCCACTTTCTTGATCCAACCCCACGCGACGGACCAACCCTTTTGAAACCAGGTGGTCTTAGTCGCGATTAGGACAATGACAGCTACCAATGCGGCAATCGCAATGATGACCAGCCCAATGGGATTGAGCGACATCACCAGGTTGAATGCTGCCTGTACGCCGGTCCACACCTTTGTCGCCGCGGAGATGGCGAGCTCTCCGGCCTTCGTCTTCGCCAGCCACCCGACCGCCGATTTCATCGCGGGAACCAGGAGGTTGGCGAAGCCCGACGCCAGGTCCCCGACGCCAGCGCCCGCGGTCACCAGAGCGTCCGCGGAGAAGTCGCCCTTGAGTACGCGGCTGAATCCAGCCACTGAGTCCTGTACGCCGGTCACGGTGTCGCGGAAGCCCGTCGCGCGTTGCTCGGCCCGGTCGAAGCCTTCGCCCGCGGTGTCGAACGCGCTGGAGCTCTCCTTCAGTTTGTCGTTCATCTTGTCCGACGACTGGCCCACGGTGTCGAACGCCTTGACCGCCTGGTCGGCGTCGCCGGCAAAGGTCAGGGTGACCTGATTCTGTCCGGGCACTACTTCACCTCCAGGCCGGCCGCGGCCGCCACGTCGATCAGCGCCGCGGACATGACGTCCACGAACCGGCCTTCGTCGCGGAGCTTGAAGTACGCCGGATAGATGAACCGGCCGTCCGGGGAGAACGGGCGCACGGTCGCCTTGCGACGCCCGACGCGGCCGCCGAAGTCAAGCCACGGGTAGTACGGAGCCCTACGGCCGCCCGCGGTCACCCGAACCGCGGTCTGTGTGCTCTGCGGCCGGATGGACGCGGCCGCGCGGCCGCTCATCTTCGGCACGTGCGGGCGCGCCTCGTCCACCACGAGCTCGGCCGCTTTGTTCATCGCGACGCGGAGCGCCTTCGGCATGTCGTTACCGGCCGCCTTGACGGCCTTGCGGAACTCCTTCAGGCCGGACACCTGGAGCGCCACCGAGCTCACCGCGTCACCCCTTCCCGGCCATCGCGAGCTCGCGCGCCTGCGCGAGCCTGCCGTAGTACACCTGCCAGTACACGAACTCTGCGTTGTCCATTCCGCGCCGGAGCTCGGCCACCGTGCGCCCCAACTTCTGCGCCAGGTAGAACTCAAACTCCAGCGCCGGTTCCGTCTCCATCGCTTTTGTAGGCCGCCTTCGGCGTTCCCTCCAGCATCCCGGAGAGCTCGGCGATCCTCATCGACGCGGCCTGGAGGACGCCCGCGGCCGTCTCGCCCAAGAGCGCCTTGATCTCCGAGACGGAGAAGCTCGGCGACACGATGCCGATCGCCAGAACGTGCGCTTCCTTCTCCCAACCGTCCGGGAGCGTGAGCGCTTCGGCCCGCGAGAGCGCCCGTACGCGCACGGTGCCGATGCCTGGCACGTCCACGTCGTCCTGTGGCAGTCCCGCGGCTCTGGCCCGTTCCAAGAACGCTGCCTTGTCCATGTCTCCCCCTACGTCGATCTTGCTTTATGACTGCGCGGCGCTATTGACCGCGCCGGTCACCACGAAATCGGCCTTCCATTTGATCATGTCCGCCACGGGGTTGGTCTGGACGTAGCTCGTGAGGATGGCTGAGAAGCTGTCCTGTGGCTTGGTCGTCCCCGTTCCCTCGTCCTGTCGGATGATGGGCACCGCGGCGTTGAGCGCCTTCACTGCCTTGAAGACGGCGCGCGGCCCGGTCGACGCCGTCGAGTCATAGATGCCCGAGCACGTGAACGTTCCGGCGTTGAGGCCAGGGTCCTGGACGTGGTCGGCCAGGCCGTACGTGGTCGCCTCGTGCGTGTCGGTCGTCTCCGTGAGCTCGGACTCCGTGGTGTACACGCTGATGTCGTTGGAGTTGACCTTCAGGACGGTAAGCCGTCCATGCTTGTGAGCCATTGCTATGCACCACTTCCCGATACCTGGATGTTGAAAATCGCTGCCATGTGGTCGATCGCGGCCAGGCGTACCACGTCGAAGTCAACGGCGCTCACGGTCACGACATCGCATGTGGTGTAGGCAAAGGACTCCAGCGCGGTCTTGACGGACTGCGTGTCGTTGCTGTCGCAGTAAGCCGCCAGGTTTTTGCGGGTCGCCCGGTCGTTGGCGCGGCCCACAATCAGGATCACCTGGAGCTCCATCTTGTGCTGCCCGAGCCCGTACGTGCCGTGGTAGTCCATGCTCTCCGGGTACGACACGTAGGCGGCCGGGGGGATCGGCTTCTCTCCGATCACCGCGACGCGCAACGGGTCGATCGTGTCGAGCGCCTGGCCGAGCTCGTCCATCACGGCGTCGAGGTCCACGAGCTCACCCCACTTCCCGCGGCCGGCGGTAGTTCGCCAGCGACACGATCACGTCGGCGTCGAGCTTCGCCAGGAGCCGGAGCTCCGAGCCCTGGTCCGGCGAACCGGCCACGCCGAACGGGGAGTCCCGGCGGTTGATCCACCGCGAGGCCTGGAGGTAGTTCGCGCCGGACACCGGGACGGGGATGCCCGTGCTCCAGCCCCATAGTCCCGTGGCCGCAACCTCGAATTCCTCCCCGGTCGGTACAACCGCGGAGTCCTTCCCGACGACGATGCGCGTCCACGCCTTGCCCTTGGCCACGGCGTTGGGCGGGTCCATCCGATAGTCGGTGAGCTCGTCTCCGTCGACCAGGATCACCAGATCATCGGTGGTCTGGAGGTCGTCCACGACGATGACCCAGCGGCCGCGGTCGTAGTCGGGAAACGCGGTGTAGAGGCGTTCTTCCGCCGCGGCCACGACACCGAACTGTCGGTTGGTCGCCTGGTTGATCGCATGGGCGGCGGACGTGATGGCAACGGGTAGGAGCGTGTCGTCCACGTCGTCGGTGATGCGCAGGAACTCCGCGAAGTCCGCGAGCTCCACGTAGTCCGGTGCCCATACCATTACGTCCGCCTCCCCTCAGTGCTCGCGCGGGTTGCTCTCGCCGGCCGCCTTCGCCTGCGCGGCGAGCTCGGCCAGACGGTCGGTGTCCTCCAGGACGTTGCCCGTGAACGGGTCCACGGCGCGGCCCGTGCGGGCCAGTTCCTCCGCGGTGCCCTGGCTGATACCGAACGATGGCGGCTTGGGCCGGGCCTTGCGACGCAGGGCCGCGGCGTCCGTCGTGACTTCTGGCTCCGGCGTGGCCTCGGTGGCTTCCAGGGCCGCGGCCGCCTTGCCCCGGCCGCGTCGCGAGCGCGAGGACACC